GAATTCTTACATGTATTTTTTGTAATAAATTCTATTATTGGAATTCTTACATGTATTTTTTGTAATAAATTCTATTATTGGAATTCTTACATGTATTTTTTGTAATAAATTCTATTATTGGAATTCTTACATGTATTTTTTGTAATAAAATAGAGTCGTACGGGAATGTTCGGCCATTCTTATAAGTGAGAATGGCCTCCATTCCCGTACTAGTCCAATGGAAAAGTTATGTTATCTCCTTTTCTTTTTTCTTTTGTTTTAACTCGCGCGAGCGCTCGTTTATGCGCCTGGCGGCGCTTGTTAATCCATAGATTTGTGAGTAATATCCAACTTAAGATCGTATGACGGGTAGATCGTATTGCTATATTCTACATTCGGGCCTTGATATGTGCAAAGTGCTCGAATCATAATATAAATCCTAGCCTTCGGTTCTACGTGTGACGAATACGCAGTAGTTGTCGTATCGCGAGGTACGTCCTGGGCGTTAAGGTTCACAAGATCGTTAGCATGACCCCAACGATAATTTAGCTTCCTATTAAGGAATGCCTTGAAATCGACATGTCGCATCCGCGCAGTCAAATGGTCCTCAGAACTCTCAGGACTATCCATAGTAAAAACCATAGTCTTTAATATTTTTATATGCTTCCGAAGATCGCGCCTAGGGCCTGTCTCGAGAGGCGAGTAACCATAAGGTTTTGCCATGGCCTGCCAAAAAGCTGTAGATGTATTCGAACTATCAGGATCTACCCCAGGAGAAACCACCTCGCTAAGTTGAACGAGCTGAATGCACCACTTGGTGGCGCGCTGCTGAGGTCCGTTTAAAACGAACGAGGCATGGACCTTTTCGAGAAACGAAGATTCACCAGGTCCTGAATCAATACCACTTGCTACAACCTGCCTTTGTGTAGATATATACGTCGGTAATGCATTGTAATTTATGCTATTTCCAGAAGCCCTTTGGTCTAACCCAGCAGCGGTGGTTGCGGCGCCGTTAACATGTGTCGTCCATCCGACAGAACCCGTAGAAGTCTCATTCGAGAAATTACAATCATAAAAAATCGCAGGATGCAAAACACCTGCTCCGGTCCCCTGGGGACATGCAGTAATGTCCCAAAGGTGAATTGGCATTCTAACAGCAGTGCCAAGTGCTCCTGTCTGCAACGCAGCAAGCGCTAAAGCTCCCTCACCACGATTCCAAGCTCCGTAATTGTGAACAGTATAGATAGTCGTATTGATAGTCTGAACCGACAAGCGCTTAGCTAACTTAGTGGTCAATTGGCGGACGCCATAACGAGAAGAACTCTTACGATAATCCTGCATTCCCTGATCCGCGTTATTTGACCGGGAGGCAGAAGAATTTTCACTCGAAGACGAAGATTTCTTTCGTCTCATAAATTCAGACGCAGCTTTTGCCGTACGAAATCGAGAGGCAGCTGCCATTCCTAAAGCAGCACCAGTAGCCATATAAGGAATATAGCGACCGCGAACTCCGGGCTTAGCCAACAATTTTCGGCGAGGGGCACTTTTGCGCTTGGAAGATTTTCTGTAAGCCATGGGACTTTATACATTAGATAAATATTTTTATTATTCAAACGCCTATGTCTGGGACTTGGGTCCCAGCCAAACGGCTTTCAAGCTCAATAACTTCAAACCTACGAGAAAATTGTCCCCAAGGTTCTTCATCCTTGGATGAATTTTTATAAACATCTTCCGGTTGTTTTATAGAGGCTACAAGAACATATTTGGATGTAAAGGGAACCGGTTCCCGGTTACGCCACTTAACGGTCTTTGGCCATTTGTCCGTTAAGTCAAGTAACTCAGAAAACGATATTTGACCTCGAAACTCGTTTAATATCACGTAATCTTGCTGTTTGTAGCCATCCCACCAATCCTCATTAAGATTTTTAACATAATGGGTAGATGGATGAAAATTTTCAAATACTTTGTGAGATTTCCCAGAACCCGTAGGTCCAGTGTACCAAATTCCCTTAGTCATTTCGGTTCTGTATTTTAGCCTCATTGATATGGATTCGACACGGTCTAAAGTACGTCCATATTTATGATGAAACTCAGGATTTTCCAAACAAACTTGGTCGCTTGTAAGCTCACCAGTCTTAATTTTGTCACAAATCTCAATTATATCGACTCGAAGACCTTGAGAAGGTTTAGGTCCATATTCAGTGAATTTCCCATCTTTCGAGCAATAAGCTTCGTTTTCGGCAAAAGTGCCACGCATTGGTTCAACATGAGCAGTTTTTGGCCCAAACATACGACCAATCTTATTCAAATTTGACTTTCCATAGGTTTTTTCATTATGTAAATAAATCCAAACCTGGTCATGTAAGCGATTGGTTTTGGGGCAAATCTCCTTACCAACTGCAGCATACCTAATCTGACCTTTAGCAAGAATAGCGGCATAATCAGTATCTTCATTGTAGTTGGTAACGCAAAAGTATCGAGTCTTCTTTTGTGACATTTTGTTATAACCCTAGGTGAGAAAAAAAATGCCAGAAGTACTCAGAGGGGTAATACTAGACCCTCTGGCACTTTTCAATCCTTCGAAAATTATTAGAATTCTTACATGTATTTTTTGTAATAAATTCTATTATTGGAATTCTTACATGTATTTTTTGTAATAAATTCTATTATTGGAATTCTTACATGTATTTTTTGTAATAAATTCTATTATTGG